CCCGTGAAGCCGTACATGGAATTCATGCTAATCTTGTACGCGAGCTGCTGGCCGTTATAAACCGCCTCCATGGGCGTTCCCTCCGCAGCGGCCATCAACTTCTTGGCCTTTTTGCGAAAAGCCTTGAGGTCCATGAGGATAGAAGGCAGTAAACTGGGCACATTCTGGGCGAACCTGTGTGGCCCGAACTGCTCGTAGGTGATGCCGGGCAGGTTGTCGTATTTCGGATCCATGACCAGGGTCGAATAGCACAGGTTCTCGGCGCACATGATGCTCGGGTACAGGCTCGCGAAATCCAGGGCCGTGATCGGGTTGTAATAGGCGCCCGACTGGGCCTCAAGGACCGTCGCGCCTTCGTACCCTTCGTCCGGTCCAGAAAGCGCGCCCCTCTTGAACGTCGGAATGATGAAGTTGAGCTGTCGGGCCTTGTAGGCCATCTGGCTGAAGACTTTAATCTGCTGGCCCCGCTCGGACAAAAAGCTCAGGGGGACCCAACAGGCCTTGGCCATCTCGACCTGGTTCTGAATCTGGCACAACTTTTCCATGAGTTTGTGGGGCAGAATAGTATCCTGGATGCAATAGTCCGCGACCTCGCCCAGACGAACCGGGTTGCCCTCCGCGTACCGACTGAAAATCTCGCGCACCGGCATGTCGTTTTTTTGATCTTTCAAGAAATGTTTAGACACGTTGTTCAGCGAGTAGGACTCGAGCTTGTGTTCGCGCTTGACATCCTGAAAGAGGTCGAACACGTACCGACCCTTCATGGGGACCATCTTGAGCTCGTTGTTTCCGAGCGCGCTCGAACTCAGATTCTTGACGACAATTTCAGCCGGAGAGTCCTTGACGCGACCCCAGACCGGATCGAGACCCCGGGCCCGGATCATGAGATACTCGAGATCGAAACCGAAGATGTTCCAGCCGGTCACAATGTCCGGGTCGGTCTTGATGAGGTACTGCTGGAACGCGTGCAGCAGTTCCTTCTCGGTCTTGAAACTTGTGTACCCTTCAGTCTCCTTGAGACAGAGGCAGACGCGCTCAAATTCGGGGCTTCCGAAATTTCGGGTCGTCATGCCGATCTGGAACACGACGTCGGCCGGATTTCTCGGATTTGGAAACGCCCCGGTGCTCGAATAACATTCGATATCGAACGACATAATCTTAAGGGGCGCAATGTCGTCCCGAGCGACCGGGCGCAGAACCTTCCACTTTGGCTGCCAGAGATTCAGGTCGCACGAGGTCTCGATCGTCTTTTCGCACGTTCCAGTATCGATCCACCCGGTCGATGCTATTCCGGTCACGTGCATGAATCGCAGGATCGGATCAATGTTCGACTCGTGGACCGTGCATCCGTACATCTCGGGCCATTTTCTGTTCTCGATGCACCAGGCAAAGTTGCGGAGTCCTTTGTGGGACCGGAAACGGACCAGAAGAAAGTTTTCGAGTTCTCCATTTCTGAACCCCCAGAGATCGACCGAGCGGCGTCGCTCGACCGAATAGCACTTCATCTGGACGAATGAGAGATTGTCCCAGCCTTTGGGAGGCTTGATGTAAAAAAAAGGTTCGAAAGTCGTGCCGAGGGCGACAGAGCGGCCATCCTCGGCTCGGCCGAATATTCGGACCGTGTAGTGTCCTTCATCATTATCGGCACCGTCCCATGCAATTGCTTGGAAGGTTGCCATTTGTTTTACTACGTTTGTTTGTTTTAAGCGGGCGTGACGTATGGCTGCAAAATGAGCTGAGCGATCCTGTACCCGGGCCGAATGACAAATGCACGCTTCTGATCGGTGTTCAGCAGGACAACCTTGATTTCGTCAGTGTAGCCCGGGTCGATCGCGTCGGACATGATCATGAGCCCGTGCTTTACGGCGAGTCCAGCGCGGTTCGCAAGACGTCCATAAGTTCCTTCTGGGAAAGTGACAGTGACTCCGGTCGATACAACCGCGCGGCACCCAGGTTGGATGACATATTCAGCGTTGCTACATAGGTCATGGCCAACGCCCGAGGCCACGGGAAAATGTGATCCCTCGGCGACATTGAAAGTCATTCTAATTTTAGGGCCGGCCGAACCTTTAGTTAGAGAATGAGCCCGAAGACTTACAAATGCCGTGCCTCCTCCTCGATGTCGATGGGGTCATCGTTCGGGATCGGCTCCTCATGGCACATCTCAAGCACAATGTCTCTCGGTACCTCCACACGAAGCTCCCGGACTGTAAAGATCCGGTCGCGGTCAATCACAGCCTGTACATGGCCTACGGACATACGGCCCGGGGCCTCTCGAATGGGTTCGGCATAGATTGTTCGGATTTCAACCGAAAGGTCTACGACAAGAGCATAATGAATCACCTGGCCGACGTTCTCGAGCGGCCCGAATTCAAGAATGATGCCGAACATGTCAATCGAATGATTCAGTACGGGTGGCCCGTGACCCTCTTTTCGAACGCGCCGCACGAATGGGTCGACCGGGTCGCCCTGGCCATAAACGACAAGGTCCGGGTCAGGTGTCCGGGTCCGGATCCCACAAAGTCGCACATGAAGCCCGAACTCGCATTCTACAAGGAGTTTGATTCGTGCCTGGATTATTATTTTGTCGATGACTCACTCAAAAACCTGGGTGCGGTCCGGAACCTGGACAACTGGTACCCGATTCACTTCAACGAGGGACCCATGGATCCTCATTGTCCATTTCCCCAAATTTCCAGGATCCAGGATCTACCCGCCAAAATAATCGAATCACCCGGGTCCGGACACACATGAGCCAGTGGAGGATCTCTCCCACGATGAACGTCCACAAGAGTACGACCCAATAATTTTTTAATTTATATAATTTGCCAAAATTAATGTCAGGACCGTGTCGACCATGGCAATGTCGACCAGGGGGATCCGGATCGCATGGACACCCGTCCCTGGTTCCCCGAAGACATTTTTGAATGGACAACTCATGAAATTATCATTGATAATTACATGACCTGTTTCAGGAAAAATACATTATACGTCATACTGCCATACTTTAATTTTTGTGGATTCAAGAGACGTCATGAATTATTCATGAATTTTGTAATTGAAATTTCAAAAATTAAGAATATAAAAATTATAGTATCCGAATTGATCGGACCGACTCCCATTGGAAAATTAAAAGCATGGAAACATCTAAAATTCAATTCCCATGATCGGCTCTGGGTAAAAGAGAATCTCATCAACAAGGGCATCGAAAGTCTCCCCAAGGATTGGGAACATGTCGCATGGATCGATGCGGACATTCAGTTTCTGAACGGGCGATGGGTCGAAGATACTATACATGAGCTCCAGAAGTGCGACCTGGTTCAGCTCTGGCAGTCGGCCGTAAATCTCGGGCCTTGCGGGGAGACTCTCAAGGTTGACAAGAGCTTCGGGTTCATGTCCGGTCAGGGTGGCAGTCCGACCAAGGTCTATGACAACTGGCATCCTGGATATGCATGGGCATGTAATCGTCGATTCTATAACCGCGTGGGCGCCCTCATAGATTGGGCGATTCTCGGATCGGCCGATCGACACATGGCGATGGCCATGATCGGCAAGATTCTCCAGAGCGGACCGGGTAACATGCACCCTCATTACATGGACATGCTCGAAGAGTTTCAGACCAGGGTCAAAGGTCTTCACTTGGGGTGGATCACTGGGACTATCATTCACCAGTGGCACGGATCGTTCGAGAATCGAAGATATAAGGAACGTTGGAGAATTTTGACCGATAATAAGTACGACCCTTTCCTAGATATCGGAACGACCCGAGAAGGAATCATAGAGCTGACGACCCGCGGGAAACGTCTCGAGCCGTATATAAACGAATATTTTACTGGGCGCCAGGAAGATTCTTGACGGAAAGGATGACGATCGCCGTGGAAAATGTAATTATGAATGTATTTCTTAAAAAATGTTGATTTCTCATCTGGACCGTGACCGGGACGAGCACCTGGCTCTCTGGGTCCTGGACCATGCGCAGGCTTTCGTGCCTGGCCCGGCACATTGGACAGTCGAGTTTCTCCTTCATGCACCGGACGAGACACTCGACGTGTAGGTTCTTTTGGCAACACCCGAGCGTCGCGACGTTGCCTGTCAGTTCATCTGTACAGATAGGGCATTCATCCATTAATGTATCACGAGAAAAATGTCTCTATTTCAATACACGAGCGATGGAAACATCGTGGAGCCATGGCTCGACGATCCAACTGAACAGCCCCCGGTCAAGCGCCCGAAACGAAACCCGCTCGGCCAGGATTGTCACCTCGGATCGGACGGGTCCGTGACCCGCGACGAGGACAAGATCATCGGGGCCCAGAGAATCTGGAAGGAGATTGCCTACGCGCCCGGGGGGATCATGTATCGGCGCGGGTTGGACCGGTGGGAATCACGTGTGAACTAAAGCAGTGCAGCCCTGTACTAACAATGGAGAATAAACATGCAGATCAATTTATGAAAAAGATTGAGAAAATTAAAAAAGATGGAAGATGGGCGCTTCAACCAGTATTAACACCGATTGGATACGTAGAATGTTTCGGGGACAATGTATACACGAATACTATACATAGAACATTTTCCAAGAGTTATCTCGCAAAATATCCATGCGCGTGTGGGAAGCCATCGACTGACAGGTGTCACGGAATTGGCGATGAACGCCCTTTACTTTTACAGCGAGCCTTGGACAAAATTACATTTCCTACGACACATGAAGAAATTATGATTGGATACCTTCTTGAACATATACATACAGAATTTTCTCTCAAATGCAAAACGTGTCATCGAAATGAAAATCTGGGTATATAATATGACCCGTTTCAATTCGCTCATCAAGGAATCGAAAAAGACCAGGCGGGAAATGCTCCTCGGAAATACGAAACCATTCGTGGTCACGCCGTACCGGGACCGAAAGGGCCGCGTCATATACAAGGCTGTCCGGGAGACTTATTTCGTAATTTCAAACTACCGTAAGTACTATGGCATCAAGGCCGCAGGTCCGGCCCACCTGATAAAGAATGCCCCGAGGGCGATCCGTCCAAAACATTTTAAATAGTAAATGGGGATCCCACTCGACGCACTGTGCAAGACGTGCGTAACCCGGTCCTGAAGACATGCATCGTGGCCGTATCAAAGACGCGCAAGTTTTATGACTTTGCCAAGAGCGATGCGGGCCGGATGCCAAGTTTTTCATCAAGAGGCCCGATTTGGCCATATCATGGGAGCCCTAGATCGTCTTCATGACCTGCCCACATTTACTCGTCATGTACTTTTCGTGTCCGATCCAAAACTTGCACAGTTCACATAAAGTCCAATATAGGTTAGGCCTAGCGCATCTTCTTCTTGCACTCCTTGCATGTATATTCAAAACTAGATGTATCATTTATAAATGTCATTTCAGTCGCACAATTCTGACAGCATCTTATTTAGAAGGTGCGTTTATTTTCTATTTAAAAACACGGAGAGCTGAATGAGTAAGATGCCTACATACGTTCATTCTCTCTGGAACGACTATGACGCCAACCCTCACCTTACTACAAAGTGTAAAAACTTCGATATATGGTGTAAATCAAAGGTTGATGACTTTCACGGAGGAACAAGGGCGGGAAACAAAGGACTTTGTATTAATTGTGATATTATATTCGGAAAGCCTCTAGAACATGTAGAATATATAGAATGTCCGGTGTGTCTCGAGTCTGGCCCGGGAATAAAGCACATCAAGTGTGATCATACTTCATGTAATTCATGTTTTCTAAAAATGAATATTGGTATGTGGGATCTCGATACTCGTCCGATAGAACCTCCATGCGAGTTTGACGAAGATGAAAATCCTATACTTCCAAACCCAGAGTATGAACAATGGTGCGAAGAAGACTATCAGTGGGAACAGAACGGTTATTCAAAAGATAATTTACGCAAGTGTCCTCTTTGTCGTCAATAACTTAAACCCACGGGGAGCTGAAATGACAATGTTTAGATTGAAAGTATCTGAAGAATTAGTAATCTTTGTAAATTTTGACAGAGTTGCCCATATATATTATGATAAAAATATTAAAAAGACAAAAATTAACTATGAAGGCAACAAATCAATACTATATGATGACCCCGATAAGGAATTGTGGGATGCATTGCAGGCGTTTATAAAAGATCAAATGTGGTAAGTTAAACCCACGGAGCCCTAGAAGAGCAAGAACAAATGGCTCCGAAGCGTCTCCTTCCGTGGATAGACCCTGAAAAAATTTATTGGAACTGGCTCTCTGGCAATCCAGCTGCAATTCATTTACTCGAAGCGAACCAGGACAAGATTGATTGGGAAATGTTCTCTATGAATCCAGCCGCAATTCATTTACTCGAAGCAAACCCCGACAAGATTTGCTGGTGCTCTCTCTCTTGGAATCCAGCCGCAATTCACTTGCTCGAAGCGAACCCAGACAAGATTGATTGGGATTTTCTCTCTCGCAATCCAGCCGCAATTCATTTACTCGAAGCAAACCCCGACAAGATTGATTGGGATATGCTCTCTATGAATCCAGCCATTTTTGAAGAAATTAAGCCACCAGTCTTCAAGGAGGAGTTGATCCAGACCGTATTCGAGCCAAAGAGGGTCTGGAGAATGGGGGGGCCAGAATGGCTAGAGTGTGTGTAAATACTTAAACCCACGGAGCCCTAAAAGAGTAAGAAAAATGATTCCTATGCATTTGAATTTAGTATCAATTCCACAAACAGAAATTGACTATTGCCCATATTTAAATTATTTATATGATGCTGACATTGAAGAGTTTAAATTAGAACTTTCAAAAAAAGTCCCTGGAATTGAAAAAAATAGCAAGATTATACGTATTAACACACAATGTCACTTCATGGTGATTTTTTGGCTCAGACAAAAGAAGAACGCATAGAACAAATGGAAAAGTATGATGCTAATGGTCTATATAATGAGATGTTTGATTTTTTAGAACACAACCCTGATTATATTGTAGTAGACTGTATTATTGGCGTTGCGGTTAAACACACAGAGCCCTAAAAGAGTAAGAAAATGGACCCAATCTGGCAGAACCTTCCTGATGACCTTGCTTTTCTGATCATCAGTTACCTGAATATTGATACACGCAGAGCATTTGGACTCAAACCGCAGCGTAACCGTCTTCCGATGTTTGACT